CGTGTGCTCTTCCGATCTAAGCTAACTCGTCACGCGCGAGCCCTTCCCGTGTCGTCCCGGCTTCTCTTAATTGAGCAATGTCGGTGTAGTCCTGATTGGCTAATCCCGGAGCTAACTCCATGGCGCTTTGCATGTTTCCACGCTCGTTCGTATAATTCTGGAACTCCAGCGGAGCCATTGCGTCGGCGTAGGTTCGGGCCATCATTTCCTCATGCCCAGCGCCACCGTATCGTCCGGCACCCGCGAACTGACTGTCTATCCCCGGACGGACTTCATTGCGAATACGCTCCGCCATCGCGCCAAAGGCAGGGTTGCCCGCATTCAGATATTCGCCCCCGAGTGTCTTTTGTGCTTCTCCCTGTGCTGATTCAAGCAACGGCGATCCGCTCAGTGCTCTTGACTCCTGCGCCTGTAAACCCGCTTCTGTCTGCTGGGAGAATGGCACAACAGTATCGTTCGGATAATATTCCGAAGGCGTGTTGAGAAGACCCTGAGCCTGGCTGAACCCTTCCGTTAGATAGGGCTGCTGGCCGGACCACGGCGAGCTAGATGTTTGGCTTATGGTGGTGCCTGATGGCGAGTCACCTGTCATTATAAATCCTTCTCAACAACAATGTGCGTTTTCTCATAATCACACAAAACACGTTCCCAACCCGAACGCCCTATTGCCACCATTTTCGTACAACCCAATCCTTTGGCCCATGTTTCCACCTTGCCAAGGTGGTGAAGCCATCCTTCCATCTTAACGCCCGATGCCGCCAGAATAACACAATCGCGCCTTCTGGGGTATTGTTTGACCGTCGTTACCACAAAGCTGTCCAACGTCGTCCCGTGGTAACAAAGCCATATCTGCCAATCTCCTGCCTCGATCAATTCTTTCGCGTCACTCGCATTATACTGACCCGACCTGTCTAAAACCTCCTGCATGGGTTTCTCAACCAAGGGCCACAGCCCCGCAATCTCGCTCGGTTGAGACTGCCAGCAGGCTATTTCATCCACCGGACAAACCCAATCGCGTATGAGAGAGGCGTTGCCCAACCCCACCGGATAACAAAACCAAGAACCGATTTGTTCTGTCCCGTCACCTGTCCAACAAACGCCGTAGAGCATATCTTGACCAGACGCTTAAAGACCGTGGAGCGCCGCGTGAGGCCCGCTATCACTCTGCCCCACTGGTGGTAGCCGTCAATCCAGACTCGGCCCCTCAGTGAGCCGTTATGGTGTGTTCTCCGGCACCACGAGACTGCTCTGCGCTTCTCTGATGGTGTCCAGGCGCCGGTTTCGGCTAAGGCAGTTGAAACCACGCAGCTATCATCGTCGTCGTCGCTTTCTCCCTCGCCAAATGGATCGCTGAAAGCGTCTTGCAAACCACTCAACCCGTATCCGTAATCATCTGGGTTATCTACCCCGTGCTGTCCTGTTCCGTAATCGTAACTGACGTTGGGATTATCGAGGTTTGTGCTATCAATACCCCAACCTCCCAAAGCAGACGGATCGGCTTGCGGGCCCATTCCTGTGTCAACAACCTCCTCGGGGATTCCCGAACTATACGGATCTTCGGGGTTGAAATAATCATATGCTTTTGATCCAAGCTTCCCGAGGGTAGCCATGGCCCCAATAGGTCCGGTTAATCCCATGCTGGCGATTCCGAGCGCCCCTTTGGCAATATCACCGAACCCTACATCAGAGTAATCACCAAGCGGTCCTGCTTCGGGCATGGCGCCGGATGCCGGGTCTTCTCCGGTCGTGTCTATAACGTCCGGGATAAGTGGGTTAGGCGCTCCGGGCCCTGGGAGCGTTAGCGGCATATTGGATATTTGAGGCGCGGCAGAAGGAGCCCGTTCAAAGTTGAACTGGTATGGCCTTTGTGCCGGGTCGTCAGAGCCCCACGGGTCGTTTGCAGTATACCCGGTGGATTCAAAGTCGGGGCCGTAATACTTGGACAGCAACGGGCTACGCGGCCTGTCTTCGGCATTGAGTTGATTGAAGATGTCTCGAATGTTCATGACCACACCACGTAGCTATAAATAGGGATACCGCGTCCACCTGCTGTCGTTGACGAAGCCGACGAAGACAGACTCGCCGGAGAATGATGAAGCACGCACGCGCCTTCTGTCAGACTGGTTATGTTCGGCAATAGGTTTCGTGCGCTCTCGTTCGATGCCATCAAGGTAATCACGCTGTTCACATCGATACGGGCATCGATCAAGGGTGTCGAAGAACCTGTCACTGTGAGACTGATAGAACCCCGGTTATTCGTTCTGCCCTGCATGACACCGTTAACGACCTCTGCAAGCTTTCTTGACCACTCGACAGGCTTTGCACTCCACGTCAACGGAGCCGTAGGATGGGTTCTGGCGTCTTTTCTTGGGGATGTGGGCACTATCTACCCCCTGTCGCTTCGTAGTCTATTTGAACACCCGCAATGAGTGACCATGTAGCTGAACTGGACAGAGACACTGTTGACCGGGTGTATCTATCCTCGGTGCGCTGCATGCAAAGACCGTCGGCGTTGATTTCAGAACCACTTGAATACACAACAGGATCGATCAACCTGTTCCTGTGCCCTACGCTGGCCCTGATGCCGCTTCCCGTCGAGCCCTGCACGATCGGACGTATCGAATTGATCTGTGCTCTGCCTGTCGTATTTAGTTCAAGTTCTGCGGTTTCCAGTACGGCTGCCGTATTCGGCCCATCGAAATAACCTAGAAATCCAGCAGCATCGAAGGCCGCGAACTTCTCCGCGCCACCCTTCCACTTGTCTGCGTCCAGGGATGGCCCAAGCAACACGTCATCGTCCATGCTGGTTGATATCGCGTCAAGGGATTCAAGGGTGTAGCCAGGGGTAGATATGTTGCCCAGAAGTGTCGTGTCCTGATCCAGAACCGCCCACTTACGTTCGGGCCAGTGATAGACGAATATCTTGTTCGACGTGCCGGTGTTGCCTTCTCCGGGGAATGCCCAGAAAACATTCTTTAAAACAGGGTCAACGCCCGCTGTAACAAGATGTCCGTTTTGAGTATCGAAAAAATCATAGAACTCATCGTCTACAAAGTTCTCCCCAATGGGCGTGCTTTCCACACCATCGAAGGCCATGAATCCTTCAGGGGCTATATAGAAGATAAACCTGCCCCAATTAATGACACTCGTCGGAATTAACGTCCCCCTTCTCTGATCTACCACATCGATATCAAAGACGGTCGGGCTGCCGGTGTAGTTCATTCGCCTTATGACGTTTTCCTGAAATACAACGGCGTACTCAACAGACCCTATTACCCGTTGTACCTGTCCACCAAAGGCAAGATCCTGATAGTCACACTGAGTCGTCCGATTGGGTGTCCAGTCCCGTGCGTCTCTAATAGCTGACCACCACACCCGTGACGGCGTTAACCCTCCCGCAGTGGATGATATATTCCCCCCAACTACAAAGTCCCTCAAAGCCGTAATGTGCTTCATGCGGGGCTTGTCCGCCGATGTAATCAACGTTGTGGAGAACGTGAGGCTTCCGATTGTCGTCTGTTGGGGTTGATGATCGAAGTCGGGACATGCCGCAATAATCCTGTTTCCGAACCGGGTGAATTCCCACACCCCCGAAGACCCGAGATCATAGGTTCCTGAAACAGAACTACTTGCATCCGAAAACGATGTATTAAGAAGCTTATAAAGTTTTGTCTTATCCCCAGCGTAAACATGTCCAACGCCGGAATCATCCTTGATCCCGATCAACCCACGAGGTCGAGCTGTGAGTGCGTTTTCCGTAAACCGCGTGAAGTCCTTAAACGGCCTGAACCCATCCACGGTAGGGATAACATTCCGCACCAAAGGCGAAGCCCCTTGGAACGCATCTATCCTGTCTGGAGCGTAACTGTGGAAAGGGATGACAGGTGTTTTCATATATAATAAGGCCGGATACGACCGGTCGCTATCTGGTCGTTGGTTTCATCTCTCAAAGCGTTATAGGCATCGTGTTCCCTACCGGATAGAAAATCCAACCCCCTCTGCTTCATCACGCCCTGTTCCTGTTTAGCAATCGAATCACGCAGATATGATATCCTGATGCTGGCGACGGCACGTTCCTTGATTAAGGCTGCACCGTGTTCATACCACCCGCCTATCCTGTTGTGATGACTGGCTGTCGATGTCGGTGTGCTCGATCCCGTCCCTGTAAATGACCCCGTGAGACTCGTTAGAAGTGGTCTTTCAAGGTACGCGAGGAGTATCGTCATGCTTTGGTTAGGCACCGGATACATACGCATCTGACTGTTGTAGATCACATAATCCTGGGGGATGCCGAGAGACCCATCAATCTGGCGGTCCTTCTCTTCCATCTCTCCCCATGAGATTGGATTGAGCGTTATATAGCTGTTGTTGTATTCAAGCTTTACGCTGTCGATCTTCACATATCTGACAAGGGACGTGGACAGACTGTAATACCGTGTCCCCGAGACTGTCTCACGCAAGACAACATCTTTGCGTTCGGACCACGTTGTCCGCATGGATTCGTAATGCTTTAAGGCCGAGTTGATTTCCCGGTTGATAACAAGCCCGACAGAAAGAGACGGCGACCCGATAATTTCATCAGGCCGCCTGTTCAACTCATTAGCGATAATGGTTCTAAGATGGGCGGTGGATGTCATGCACAAGCTCTTTCATGAAAGTATATCCCCTTGCCCACATGTTTCCCACAGTGTCGGCAATAGCCCTTTAATAGTTCCCGTGCGGGCCGCTGTTCTTCACGCTCGACTTCGAGCTTGACGACTTGTTCCGGGCGGACTTGCTCATGCCACTTCGCATGCTCTCGGACCCGCTCATATGCGTGCCTTCGGCGGTGTTCGGGCTGCCCTTGCTGTAACTCGATTTCGCGTTGGCGATGTTGCCCGGCTGATTCGGACTTGCCCAACCCGGCGCGCCCCTGCTGCTCTTCGATGAACCCATCGGTTTGTTCCCTTACAATTGCGCGGCGTCTCATCCGACTTCCGCTAATGGTTGCGGCTTTAACTCATTCACTTCGGCCTCAAGCGCCGCGATATAGGAATCCCACCACTCACCGGCAAACGGTATATCGCTGCCTATCATGTCAGGAGTCCCTCTGGTGAAGTGAACCACTTTAGGATCAGTCGACTTGGACCAACCCTCTAACCAATTCCAACGCTCATCAAGAGCGCCGATTTCGTCCTCGTTCAACCATCTCAAGGCATGTAAGTCTCCGCCCGTCCAATGGTTTAATCTGAATGTGTTCATGCGCTTGCACTTGGATGGGCGCATCAGCATGAACGATGACCAGTTCTTTCTGAAATACTGCGTCTGGACACAACCGTACATCTTCCGGTCTTCTTCCGGTTCATGATTATGCTGGACACACCAAAGCGACTTTCCGACGTAGCTATCATCCAGAAGGTCTGCGATGTCCCCCCGCCACAGCATATCGGGATCACAGAACAAGACCAGATCGTCGGTGTAATTCGCCACTATCGGGACAGCAAACCTTGCAAAGCTGAAAGCTGAGCTAAATGGTCTGCCGTCGTGCCGGTCGTACATCTGACCGTTCACCTTATCAGACACCAGCCCGTTATCCAGACCATTATCGACAGACACGCCACGCCAGTAGATTTCTTCCTCTCTCAACGGCCTGTCCCAAATGGGGATAATCTCGACCGGGATGGTCGCGTGCTTCAACAGGCTATACCGACAGACATTGAAAGCTTTGTCGTCAATCGGATCGTAGCCGATGTAGACTTTAAGCGGTTTCATGATCCACCTTCGGTACTGCCACGCAGACAATTTCCTTGCCTGTGCCGCCGCCCTTCATCTGGTAGGAGTTGACCTGCCACCGAACCATAATGCGGTGCAGCCACCAATTGCCTTGCTTGATCGTGATATGAGCGTTTCTCCCGTCCGACAGAAGTTTGCGCGCCGGTTGTGTCGATATAACGAAGAAGACAACCTTGCCCGCCAGATCATGAATATGGTCAAGTACATCGTCTACACAGCCCTCCTCAACGTGTTCCATAACATCGCCACAAACTACCAAATCAGCCTTGTTCGGCGGTGCGTCCAACCCATCCATGCAAGGGTCGTACCCCTTTATCATCAGGTGAGGAAGCGTCTCGCTTAGCGTCTGTTTTCCACACCCGTAATCGAGCACGCTATTGCAGTCGTGCAGAACATACAGCTCACTGACAGGACCGGCCCACTTTGCCCCGCTCGTCCCATATTGGGGGTTCTCGTGAAGTTGGCGGTTCTGCTCTTTGTACGCGTCACTTAGTCTCATGCCGCCCGCTCCTTCTGTGTAAACAACCTGACCCGCTCCGCTGCATCTGCAATCGCAGGCCCCCAATCTTCACCTGATTTCTGCCTTATCAGGTCGACCGAATTATACCACGGCATGTTACCGATTACACCATATCTCCACGATGGCTGCGACGGGGTAAGACACAGCGTCGGGATACCCAATGAGCCTGCAAAGTGGACTGCCGACTGACAAACGGTAATCACCATGTCCAACTCGCTAATCAGTGCCATGGGGCGGTCTATGTTCTTCGCCTGAGCTACTTCCGGCCAGTGGTGGACCTTCAGCCCTGTTTTCTCGAATAGCTCGTCTACGTTGGCCTTGGCGTCCCCTGTATACTGGAGACTGATGAAGTCGGCCTTCTCCCTCAAGATAGGAGCCAGTTCAGTCAGGAAGATTGATCTGAGATGAACAGCCGTGCTTTCAACCCCTCCCTGCCATGTAATGCCGATCTTCGGCCTTGGGCCTAGTTTATTGAGCCGTTTCCGCATCACCCGCGCCATCTTCGTATTAGGTTTGATATAAGGTGTGCCGGGGAAGTCTCCGTCCCTATGGCGGCAAAACCGGGGAAGACTGCCAAGCGCGATTTTGAAGTCCGGTTTCCCGTGCTTCTGTGTCCACGCAGCCCCATCCACTTCATTCGTCCCAAACACGAGACAGTTTGGAAACGACCGCTTATAGAGGCTGTGCATTCGCGGGCTCGGCTCCAGTACGAATCTGGCCCCCGGCACCTTCACCATGTCCGCAATGCAGCTTGCAAACATGATCTCGTCACCCAAGCCCTGCTCGCCATGAATAGCAATCAGGCCCGGGCTCTGACCGTCCCACCACGGCGTCATGCCGTCTGGGTGATAGTTCCTTTCTGCAATGTTGTAATTCGCTGCACCGGTATCCAATCGGATTTCATGGTCGTCCCAGGCTCGTGCCCACTCCTGAAGTTCCAGCAATAGCAAAGCTCTGTGCCAACGTGATTTTTTGTGATCAGGATCTAAGGCTAAACTGTCGTCCGCGTAGACCATGCCCCTGGCAGGTGTTCCGGTGTTGATGTGCATACCTGCGAGGTTGGACAGGATATCAGCCTGAACGCGAGGCTTGTCCTCTGGCGTGCGTTTCAGAGCCTGTTCGAAGCATTCCGCCGCTTGATCCTTTTTCTGTAACCCTCTCCAGACTAAACCGAGATTGTTCCATGTCTCCGGCATCTCGGGCGCCAATTGAGTAACTTGTCCTAATATCTGTAGAGCAAGGCCGTGATTGCCCTTCTCCATGTAAAGCGACCCGAGACAATACAAAATCAGCGGATTGCCGATGTTGTGGGTCAGTATTTCGTTATATAGCCGTTCGGCTGTGTCCAGGTCTTTCTCACCCGGATTATAATCCTCGTCCACGCCCTCGTGTAATCGACGAGCATGGTCAAAGAGTGTTTGTGAATCTACTAGCTGCATGTTGGTTCCTTGTTTTGCCGCCAAAGAAAGGAAAGGGGGCCGAAGCCCCCAATCCTGTTAACGCATCGTTGTTCGACCGGTCACGCCACCAAGGGTGTATGAACACCAGAAGTTAGCGACAACCGCCGTTTCTGATGCAGATGTTGCTACACCAAAGCGAGCGGTCAACCAGACGAAACGACCGGCGCCGTCCACGTTGCCCACATCTTCCGATATGGATACGCGAACCGGCATCAGTTGTTCGACACCACGCGGTTGATGGCGCCCGTCTTTTGCGATGACTGGATCGCTTGACGCACTACCAGACAGAGAGAAGAAACCAAGCCCCGAAGGTGAGGCTGACGTTCCTAGCTCTACGCGCTGATTAGCAGCACCAAGCAAGCGGTCATCATCAGACAGATACAGACACCAATCAAGAATCGTGCAATTTGCAGGTACGCGGCAAAGGTACACGACCGAATTGGTGGTCATCGTATCGGTTAGGGACACATGGCCCCCGGCGAATTGCATTCCGGTGTGAGCACTCGACGGAGTGGTCAGTTCGGACATTGTGTATGGACCTGCCATAATTATATCCTCCCTTATGCCGGGTTAGCTGATTTCGAACTCAGAACAATCGAGCTGAAATCGATGCTGTTGAAGATCGCCTTCTTCAGGCCCCAGATCATGGATGCGGAAACGCCCAACTGATTCTCATAGTCGAACAGTTCTTCAACCCATTTCATCTGGTTGCCTGCGTCTCGACGACCCGTGCCAAAGCATGCAGCTTGCGCCCCGCAAAAGATGGCCCGGCGCACAGAGCTGGTAGCATCTTGCAATGCAGCGGGAGCAAGCGGAACGCGCGTGCTTTCGTGAAGGATGACGCCATTATATTCACCCAACGCGCCGTTATAGATCGGATTGTTGGTATAATCGCCGCCTTCCACCCTGGCGCGCATGATGTCGAACCATGTCACGGTGTTCGCGGTGTTATTCTTCCGCAATTGCCGTGTCTGGTTTGGGTGGATAAACGCGACATACTTATACTGCCCATCGATACGAAGGGGACGGATAAGAGGCGTGGACGTCTTAGCCACATTGACCGCGAGATCAATCAGGCCAAGAGTGAAGCCATCACCGTTTATGCCGATCAGTGACGCTGTGGTGCTGTCTGAAAGCGATGCTTCCGTAGCGTCGCCCTGTACGCCGATCAAGTGACGGGTATTGCCCGAAGTCGTACTCGGAGCCGTTACCGCCTGCATACCAGACAAGTTGATACCAACAGACGTGTTGCCTGCCAGTTGGTTAAAGAAACCAGCGTCAATCTTATCAGCCCACCAATCGCGAAGGCCGTCCTGGGCTTCTTCGCGAACGCTAAACGGAACACGCTGTTCGGACATTTCACCACCGGACCGCACCGCATGGCGCAGTTGATCGATGAAAAGGTCATCGGTGAAAGTGGTCAAGCTTTCTTCGTTGCCTTCCAGCGTTCCGTCACCGTTAATACCGGTTCCGGTCAACTGCATGCGAAGGCCAACCCGAATGCGGTCACCCGCAGACTTGCTAAGAGATCGGAAGAGCGTCGTGT